CAACAGCAAAAGAAAACTATAGAGTTTAAAAGAAAAAGTAACTTATCTAGTGAGCTTGCTACAGATGGTGTAAAAGCTATAGTTGGCGATGGTGTAGACCCAAACAGTGGCTATCTTGCAAAGTATATCAAACAGAGTGGTGTTAAGGATATGGATGCAGCTGTTAATTTACTTCTAGAAGATTTTGAGTGGTTGACTAGCAAAGGTTTAGTTGACTCAAAACAGATTACACAGATACTAAGTGAAAAGTTCCCACTAAAAGGTCAAAAAACTAAATCTGGTGATGCTAAGTTAGGTACACTAGATGATATAGGTAACGGTTTCTTAGGTAAAAGACTTAGAGCTATACAGCATAAATTAGCTGTAGAAGAATACAAAGACGATAAACTTAAGAAAGATGGAGAAATATTCTCTGCTGTAGCTGATGCAGTTGAGACTATGAATGGTATGACTAATACTCCTGATGGTAGAGTTGCCGAAGCAGATAAAGATAAGATCTTAGGAGAAGTTGCTCAGGCTCATGGTCTGCAAGCTGATGACCCTAGACTTAATGATATACGTAACTATCTAACAGCTGAAGATAAAGATGATATCGAAACTGCTAGATTTATACGTGAAGATCTTAAGAAGTATGGTTACATAGAAAACGCTAATATGCGTCTAAATGAAATCAATGATGGTGGTTTGAGAAAAACACTAAAGGCAGAGATCGAAGCTGCTGACGTGCTCAAACAGAATAAAGAGATCGTTGGTGAGTTTGAAGGTCTAATCGAAGGAGATATCTACGATAAAGGTAATGATGAAGGGTATCGTAAACGTGAGTTTGGTGCTGAATATAAAACTCTATCTCTAAATGCAAAAAGAGATTTTAGAGAAATATTTAAGAACGAGCTTAAAACAAACGATGCTCAAACAGCTGCAAATAATGCTTACCAAAAAGTAAAAGCTAAAATAAATAAGAGAGAAAACGGTGTTGAGGTTCCTATAAAGGAAAATCCTTATATGCAAGATGGTACACTACCTGAGTTCAAAAAGAACTATGCACAAGAGAAAAACGAAACACGTCAGTTGCTACAGAAAGGGATAAGTAATGCTTTAAATAGCCAAGAATACTGGCCCGGTGAAAAAGAAGCTATACAACAAGCTGAAAAATATTTATCAGGTAGAGGTAAGATGCCAGAGTACTACCTTGATCTAGCTAGAAACATACCTTTCTATACAGCACATGAGTTGATGGAAAAGCGTCTAGTAAAGCTAGGACTAAAAGATACAGAAACTCCTATACCCGAAAAACAATTAGGGTTAGGTCTTGGCATCATTGAAAAGTTTACTCACTTCGGAGACAGTAAAGCTATTCGTGGTTTATACGAAGCATCTTTCGATGAAAAGTCTGGTGGAATATACGATATATTAAGAGTCAATGAGGACTCTACGTATGACTCTACTGGCACTGTACCTAAGGGTATGCCCGAAAGTATAACTTTGACAAATAGAAGTTTCTTAGATATAATAGCTGCACACAAATCAGGCTACGATGTATTTGGTATGTATGGTTTACAAGGTGCAACTTTAATGGACGAGAAATTTATGAAATCTGCGGGTATTGATTATGATGACGAGTTCAATGAAGAGAACCAAAAGAAAGTTATCAATGCCATATTCCGTAGAAACATGTATACTAGAAGTGGTTTCAACTTCTTGCCAGATACATATGAAGATTATAACGTAACCTTCGACACAGCAATCTGGGACGAACAGAATGGTAAAGAAAAATACGCTGCCGGTTGGACGCTATACCCAGAACTATTCGATTCACAATTAGACTAAAAAATGAATGAAGAAGAAAAAGAACTGCAAGACGAGGTAGGCGAAAACTTTGAATTTGATACTGGCATGTTAGATGAAGCTGTAGAAGCTTATGAAACAGCAGAAGATCAAGCAAGAGAAGTAGAACAAGCTCAAGAAGTAGAACAAGATTTAGCAACTCAAGATCAACAAACACAAGATGAACTTGATGACCCACGTAATGCAAAGAATTGGGGATTGAAAGCATATGTTAAGGAAGCACAATCTGCTCTAACAGGTGGTGTCCAAGATACTCTGTCTTCAGCCGCTACATTTCCAGAGAGAACACTAGATGCTATCTCAGGAGAAATGGCAAGGGAAAAGAAAGAGAAAGGATACTATCAACCAGAGTGGACACCCTTCAATAGCTATGAAAATCCAATAATTACTAAGACATGGTGGGGCAAGTTAGCACGTGGTACAGTGCATTTTGGGACTATGGCAGCAGCTATAATCGCAGCAGTTAAGTCAAGCCCTCTAACAGTCCCTGCCGGACTAAAGGGCATGGCAAGCTACAGCCTTCTACGAGCCGCCGGAATCGGTGCAGTGTCCGATATAATCTCTAAGGAGTCAGACGGACATAACGCTTTGGGGTCTTTACGTGACCATTATGGTTTTATAGACACCCCATTGTCAACAAAAGAAACAGATCACCCTATGATGATGAAGTTTAAAAACGTCGTCGAGGGTATGGGCATTGGACTTGTGTTTGATGGTGCAGCTATGCTTATAGGTAAAGCTAAAAAACCTATAGCTCAGGCTGTACAGAACAGAAAAAAGAGTATAAAAGATCAAACATTAGAAAAAGGTCTACAAGAACTACGTACAAATGAGCAAGAGTTTAGAGCTGCTAAAAACAGACCTATGGCTGACGCACATCAGGGTGCATTTTTCTCGGAAGATGACGCTTATGAAGTATATGTACGTAACAAAAGGATTAGAGAAGATTGGGGTTCAAGCGATGGTTCAGCCGGTAATGTAATTACTGCTGTACAACGTGAACGTGGAGCTCAAAACTCTGGTCTTAGTGAAGAAGTAGTAGATGAAGTACTACAGAAACTATATAGTAAGAACAAGTATAAGGCTTTAATCAGGGAAGCAAAAGAAAAGAGACAGAGTTTAGTAGAAACATTTGGAGACGCTATAGCTGCACACCAACGTATTACACTTGGTAGAAACGCAGCAGAAATGTCAGCAGATGAATACCTTGAAGAACTACTAAAATCTACTGATGCTTATGAAGTAACTGATATAGACGGTAATATTATTGACAGAATATCTACCATAACCAGTAAGTATGTCGTAGTAGCTGACATGGTTGTAGGTACTTTACTACAACAAGTTAGAGATTTAGGCATTGCCGGTCGTGAACTAAGAGATTTTGTTGATATTACAGACGTAGACGGCCCGTTAGAGCAGATCAGAAACACTATGTTTATGGCTTTGACTGAAGCTAAAAGAGCTAGACTTATCAAGTCTGATGATTTTAGAGCTTTAGGAGCAGGTAAACGTAGATTTCTAGAGAAAACTCTAACTGAAGAGATGAAAGATACACGTGAATCAATACAGACTATTCTGAATATTGCTAACAAAGAAGAGGATGGTGACTTATTGATGGCACTATTTGAAGCTTTCTCGTCTATGAAAACTGTAAATAGCTTAGATGACTTTGATGCTTGGGCTCGTAAAATGATACGAGGTGGTGAGATCGAAGGTAAAACACAGACAGGTGCGTTAGTCAGAGAACTACAGGGTGTTATGACACACAGTATATTATCTGGCCCTAAAACACCAATGCGAGCAATCATGGGTACATCCACTGCGACGTTCATGCGTCCTATGGCACAGACACTTGGAGCTATAACTAGATTACCTTTTACAGGTGATACTAAAACATTACGCACAGGTCTAGCACAGATGAACGCTATGATACAAGCTATACCAGAATCGTTTGAGATATTTAAAACTAAACTAGATGGCTACTGGTCAGGAGATCTAGCGTCTATTAAGACTAGATTCTCTGAGTATACAAAAGGTGACGACAACTGGGAAATATTACGTCGATATGTAGAAGATAGTGGCAGAGCTAGTGTTGGTGACAAAGCTGCATTTTTTATAGCAAACATTGCCCGTAGTTTAAATAACAAAAATTTTTTAACTTACGGTGTTAACATAATGGCGGCTACTGACGATGCGTTTGCACACATATTAGGTAGAATGAAGATGCGAGAAAAAGCATTGCTATCTGCTATGAATCAACAAGAAACAGGAGCTCTATCATCATTTGTTGAAATCACACCACAACTGATAAAAAACTATGAAGACTTTTTCTATCGTGATATCTTTGATGCTAACGGCAATATTATTGAAGAAGCTACTAAGTTCGCAAGAAAAGAAGTTACACTTACACAAGATTTAACTGGATTCGCACAAGGTCTAAACGCTGTATTCCAAGCTAACCCTTGGGCAAAGCCATTCTTTCTATTTGCTAGAACAGGTGTAAACGGACTAAAACTTACAGCCAAGCATACACCCGGTTTTAACTTCTTAGTCAAAGAGTTTAACGACATAGCATTTGCTACAAAAGTTACTGATGAACTAAGAGTAAAATATGGTATTGTAGATCAGCAAGATCTTATCAACGCTAAGGCTTTACAAACAGGCCGATTGGCTATGGGCTCTGCTTTAGTATTTATGGCATCACAAGCTTGGATGCGTGGAGAACTAACAGGAAACGGCCCTGTAGATAGACAGAAAAGACAGGTATGGATAGATGCAGGCTACAAACCTAGGCACATAACATTAGGTGGTGTGCAAGTTGGGTATGACTCATTTGAACCATTTAACCAAGTTATGTCTATGATAGCTGACATAGGTGATGCAAGTCAACTTATGGGAGAAGAGTG